CGATGGCCCTCGGAGCCACGGGGAGCGCCTCGTGGGCCCGGGTAGCTATCTCGGGCCGGGTGCGCCCCGAGAAGGCCAAGGGAAGGCCTCCCGGGGCGTGCCGCTCCTACCTGGCCTTCTTCGGAGTCGCCTTCGGCGAGGCGACCTGCCGCCGCTCGCCCGGGGCCGCCGTCGCACGCTCGATCGCCCGAAGCTGCGGACGGGACGGCGCATCGGCGAACAGGTCCGGCCGCTCGGCCACCAGCGGGTGATCCGGGTCGACCGTCTGGTCCCTGCGCAGCACCGTCTGGCCGCCCGACCAGCTCACCACGAGCGAATCCTTCGCGTACTTCACAACTGCTCCCCTCGGCTGCGGTTTGATCCGGGGCCGCCCACGGTCCGTGTGGATTGCGGGGAGGCGACCAGCGACGGGCCCCGCGAGCGGCCCCGGACGATCTTTAGACGGTCTTGTTCTGCAGGAGCTGGAACGCCGTGTTGTCCACGATGTCCGACCCGACCCGCGCCCAGGCGAACCAACCCCGCTGGCCGGTCGGCCGGAGGTTCGAACCCACCAGGTGCGGGATGAACTCGACGTTCATACCCGCACGCTGCGCGATCAGGAACCCCTTCATATCGCCCAGGGCGAGCAGGTTCCCGGGGGTCGTCCCGCTCGGCATCGCCGACATGTAGTCGGTGTTCGCGTACTCCTTGCCGAACAGCTCCCGCACCCGGTTCTCCCGGATCGTCACCGTGAAGTTCGGGTCGGTCTCGCCGAGCTGCCGGATGGCGTTCTCGACCGACACCGACGACAGGAACGCCGTAGTGCTCTTGTCACGGTGCCGCTCGGGCAGACGGGCCCACAGCGCGTAGACGTCGCCCGGCGCGATCGCACCCGCCGTCGCCGTCTCCATCACGTTGCCAGCACCGAGAGCAGCCAGCGCGGTGATGAGACCCTTCGGCTCACCGGTGCCGGTGCCGACGACGAGCTTCTGCGCGAGCAGCTCGTCGTACCCCCGGTCCAGCATCTCCGCCATCACGGAAGCGAACGAAGGCCAATCCATGTTGACCTCGATGCTGAACGGGATGAACCCGTCCGCCCGGTGGGTGCCGACCACCGGCTGCCCGATGGTCGGGCTGTCGTCGGTCGCCTCAGCGCCCTCCGCCTTGAACGACCAGGACATCCCGGCAGAGGTCAGACCCCGCCAGGTGCTGGTCGTGATCGTCTCCACCCGGGCCAGCCGGCGGACCGGGTTCGACGAGCCCTGCCCGGTGTAGATGATCGTCGGGTCGATCAGCACCGGCACGGCGTAGCCGCCAGACGCGTCGGTCCCGACCGACATCGCACGCTGCACCGAGCGGACCTGCTCGACCGACCGCGCCTCTTCCGACGTCAGCAGCGCCACTGCCCCGGCGGTGAGCTTCTGGAACGCCGAACGGTAGTGCTCGCTCTCGGTCGAGATCAGCAGCCGAGCAACCTGGTCGCCCTGCAGGTCACCGGTACGGGTCCGCAGGACCTTCTCGACCTTCGCACGCTGCTCGTCCCTGAGATGCTCGACATGCTCCCGAAGGTCACCCTCGCCGTCGAGGACCCGCCGGGCACGCGAGATGACCTCGCGGCTGTCCATACTGCGGACATCGCCGTCGAACGGGTTCTCCTTGATCGCCCCGGTCTGGACCGAACCCCAACGGGCGCGCGACTCGGCGACCCGCCTCTCGCGAGCCTCACGCTCCTCCAGCGGCTTGATCCGCTCGGCGTTCTCTCGCGACTCGCTGTCAAGCTCGTCCCACTCGGCCTGCTGCTCGTCGGTCGGCTTGCTGTCGCCGATCTCCTCGTGCAGCTCGGTCAGCCGAGCGACGATCTCCTCCTGCCGCTTGCGCAGCTTCTCCAGCTCTCCCACGTTTAGCTCCTCCGGCTCCTCAGTTCCGCCAGTCTTAGGGAACGCGCCAGACGGCTCGTGTCGTCGGGTGCCGGCGTACCGGGTGCCGAGGGTGTGGGCAGCCTGTTGCCCGCCCTGAACGCGTCGAACAATCCAAGCATATCACGGACCCGCTCGGGGTCTTGCGACCGCATCCGCTCGATCCACCAGTCGGTGCCGCCAGCCGAGCGCAGACCAGCGGTGGCCGCCGGGTTGGCAGGCCAGGTGACCGGCCCAGCCTCGTAGAGCCTGACCTCCTCGATCGTCCGCTCGGGCAGTCCCTCCGGGTTCCACTCCGAGCGCTCAGGCTCGTGGGACCACCGGTCGTTGAGCACCTCGAACATGAAACTCGACCCGTACTCACCGGCCCGCAGTCCCGGTATCAGGTCGCGAACGTAACTGGCCTCTCTGTACAGGTCGACCAGCATCTCTGGCGAGTCGTCGGCCTCGCGCAGCTTCGTAGTGGTACCGAGCAGCTTGTGGCCGATCTGGAAGTCAGACCCATGGTTGAACAGCGAACGGACCCCGAAGGTCCCGTTGTCCCGCTTGTTCGCCCTGATGGTCTGCTTGAACGCGCCCCGCTTGACACGCTCCAGGAACCGACCCTCGTACCACGAGTTAACCTCGTACCACACCCCGAACGGGGCGAACCGCAATTCCATCGTGATCGACTCGTCGGCCTTCTCGACCTGCTCGTCGGTGTCCTCGTCCGCCCGCACCGCCGGCCGGCTGACCCCAGCGGCCAGACCACCGGAGCGGACCACGTGCAGCCCCTTAACCCTCATCCTTCTCCTCCTGGCCTTGGGCCGCCTCGCCGCCGGTGCCGAGCGGCTCGTTGCCCCAGTCCGTCGCCGGCAGCCGTTCGATGTCGCGCACCTCGTTCGGTGTCATGATCCTGTTCCTGAGCGCGATCTCGTGCTTCTGGAACCGCTGCAACGCGCTGGTTTCCAGGAACGCGTCCCGGTCGAACTCCACGTACTGGGGGCTCGGGAGGAACCTGGACAGCAGCCGCTCCATCCGACGCAGCCACCGGTCACCCGCGTATTTGAGCAGCGACAGGTCCCGGTCGACCATGTTGGCGTAGGTCATTGACTGCCCAGTCTCGTAGCCGAGCACATCCGCCACCCCGGGGCCGAATATCCGTGCGCACTCAGCCTGGCTGTACTTCTGCGTTTCGAGGAACTGCGACTCCTCCGGCGCGATCTGTACCTGCTGCCAAGACCAACCTTTGCCGAGCACGACAGGCTCGCGGGTACCCCGCAAGGCAGCCAGGAACCGGTCCTTCGCGGTGCGCGCAACCGCCTCGTCTTGCATCTCCTCGACGCTGTTGGACAGGATGCCGCCCGGGTGGCCTCCATCCTGGAAGAACTGCAGGCCGAACTTGGTCGCAGCGAGCGAGATCCCCAGCATGTCCGCATGGGCCCGGATCGGCGACATCCCGAGCAGGACCCCCGGAATCGGGTTTACCCTCGCGTGCAGCATCCGCTCGGCCGGGATCTCCTGGCCGCCGTTGAACCAACGGACCCGGCCGCCCCCGTCGATCTGCGGCCGGATCACATCCGGGTGGAACAACAGCACCTGCCGGAGCTGGCCGGAGTCGCTGCGGTCGAGGATGTCGCCGTAGACGTTGCCGCGCAGCAGCCAGGACACCATGACCTGATAACACCAGTCCGGCAGCCCCTGGCCCTCGCCGCTCGGGTCAGACAGCGGGCCGATCGAGCGGACCCTCACCCGGTCGCGCCCCTCGCCCCGGTAGACCCTGATCGGCAGCTCCGACGCGATCGAGGCGAGCAGGTCGACGGCCGCCCGGACGGCAGTGACCTGCAGACTGTCTTCGAGGGTCGACACCCGGACGTCGCTGTACGAGGTCGGCGCGAGCAACTGTGAGAACACCTGCTGCACCGTGCCCGGAGCTGGCCCGCCCGACCGCCAGCCCAGACCGCGCTTAAACCGCTCCCAGGCGTTCATCGGCCCCTCCGCGCGAGGGTCAGCAACACCCCAGCGAGGAACATCGCGGCCGGCAGCGAGAGCAACGCCACCGCACCGACCATCAACGCGGGGCCGACCCACGGCCCGACGGCGCGGACACCGAGCAGAAGCCCGCGCAAAGCGCGCCCCAGCAGTTCAGCCAGTCGGCCCACCGCGCCCCCAACCTGCTCCGGTCCTGCCCAATCGTAACATGTCACCAGATGTTTGCGAGCGGGTCATAGCTGCCCACCTTGCCGTCCCACTCCCGGAAAGCCCACATTGACAGGTCGACGCACTTCGCCGGGCCGACCTCGATCCCACGCTTGTGATCCCAGGTCGACCCCCCGCCGAGCGGGCGGGGCGGAGCGGTGACCGCCGTGTTCAGCGGGATCTCATCCCGATGCCAGAGCTGGCCGTTGTTCGCCGCGTCGACCAGCAGCCCGTAGGCGGTCGCGACATCCTTCGACGTCGGGATGATCAGGTCGCCCCGCTGCGGGTGCTCGGCCACCTCCGGCAGCCTGATCCCATGCTCGGCCAGCTCGTCGAGCAGCGTCTCCGACGCCGTGTCGGTGCAGACCGCGATCGGCCGCCAGCTCTCGCACAGCCGCACCAGCCGGTCGAGCAACCACTCGGTACCGCGCTTGTGGTCGATAATCCCGACCAGCCACCGGCCATCCTCAGCCTTCCCCGCATACCCGATCGTGGCGTGGGTCCGCCGGGCATTCACATGGAAAGTGATCACGAGCTGGCCGGGGCGGGGGCGGCTCTTCACCGGGTCCGCCCGGACCTGCTCCGGCAGCGCAGCCTGCCGCCACTTCTCCGGGTCGATCGACGCCAGGCTCCGGTCGGTCGCCCGGGGCAGCCACATCCCGCACCGCTCCATCGCGAAGCCCTGGCCGACCCCGCCGATCATCAACTGGCTTTCGATCGTCTCCAGATCGATCAGCCGGCCAGCGCTCGGGTTGGCATCCAACCAGGTCTGCCGGTCGCGCAGCTTCGCCAGGTCTGCCGGGTCTTCGAGGTCGAGCGTCGGGATGCCCCAGTCGAACCAGGCAGTCCGAGGCGCGCCCGACTCGCCAGCCTCCTTGAGATTGTAGATCCAAGCGCTTGAGGTTGAACCACCCTCGACGTCCGGTTGGGGCGGGGTGCCGAAAAACCAGATCTGCCAATTCGGGACAGCGGACACAACATGCAAGATCGCCCTGACCTGCGCCTCAGTCAACTCCTGCGCCTCATCCAACACGATCTTGCCGGCCGTAAACCCTCGACCCGACCCCCGGGTCCGGGCCATAAACCGCAGCCGCGCCCCGCCGGCTTTCTTGATCAGCTCGATCCCCTGCTCGCCGTTGGCCTGCCAATACCGGTTCACCAGCCGGTCGAGGTCGGCCGAGCCCTTGATCACATCGCGGATCCGTAGGAACCCCTCCTGCGCGGTCTTGTACTCGTGCGCAGAATGCAACACCAGCCGCTCGCCGAACAAGTACAACCAACCGAGCTCAAGGGCCATGATGATATCGCCCTTGCCGTTCTGACGAGGGACCCAGCAGCCGCACTGACTGGCCGCCCAGCGCTGTTCGAGCTCCGGAGTCTGTACCTGGCCGAGCCCGTGTCGGATCACGAGCTGCTGCCACGGAAACAGCGGACGGCCGAGCCCGTCCATCAGGTCGATCACCTCGGACGCGGCCGTCGAGGAGTACGCGGGGTACCTAGCTACCCTTGGCGTCTGCGCGCCCAGCAGCTTCCCGCTCTCGCTGCTCCCGCCGCCTGCGAAGTTCATCGATCAGCCCCCCCTGCTGCTCGCCTCCGCTGGCCTTCAACGCGCCAGCCGCCCGCAGTTCGGCGACCAACTGCCG